AAAAAGAAGCGGAGACGCAAACAAACAAAAAGAAAACAGCGCCGCAAAAAGCGGAAACGCAACACCAAGCGGAAAAAACGACGTTAAATAGTTATTATTTATAACAATAATTATTTAATATACGACTGCAATTTATCAACATCAAATACCTTTGCCTTCTTATTTTTTTTGCGCGATGTGATAAATTTTCGAAAGATGGGATTTTCTATTTCTTTTTCGGGAGGGCAATGATGGACAGTGCGCACAATCATTTTATACAATTTAAATTCTGGATATCTCTCATCACCATTTGATTTATATAGTATATTGCGACCTGTGTCGTCCTTGCACCAATTATCAACTAATTTCGTTATGGGATCGGTTAATTCTTCTTCACGGTTTTCTTCAGTGGGATCAAAGAAATCATAGAGGGAACATCCCAAACGACATAAGTCAAAACTGGGATTAGGTTCTAATCGAGGTTTATTTTCATTCAAATATGGAGCACAATTATATTGAGTCGCAGCATCTCCTTTTGGGTGAAAGCTATCGCTGCAAATGCGCTTTCCTTTGTATTTATAGATGGCGCGCCCAAAATCGATAATCTTGTAGATGCGACCGAAGGTGGGGACTTTATAAAAGTTGCCCTTATAACGATAACAGAGAAAGGTTTTATCGGTTTTTTTGTACATAATATTATTGGTGTGGAGATCATTATGTGTCAAATCGAACATTTTGCGATAGATTACAAGACTCATGACAATTTGAAATAGGCAAGATCTCCATGCTTCGTTATCCAAGTCCTCTAAAATGCTGTCGAGAGTTCCATCAAGTGCTTCTAAACAAATTATTTGAACTGGAAATTTCTTTAAAATAGCCTCAATAATATCTTCACCCATCGTGGATAATGACTCAGCCGACCCCGAGCTTTGACTTTCTGTGTCTTGGTCGGATTCTTCTTCTTCTTCTTCTTCTCCATCTGATTCGTTAGATGTATGAGAGGACCTTGAAGAACACATTGAACTATTCGTGGATGCAGTTGTCTGATGCCTTATATTATTTTTAGAAGGATCATCAGCTATAAATACTTCGTTTAACAATTCTTGATCGAGCGGTGATGTATCATCAACATTTACTTTTAAGCTATCGCCTAATTTTAGCCGGCGTTTGTAATTTCGCGTATTAAAACTGGAAAAAAGCTCTTCATAAGCGCTGTCAATACTAAATTTTCCCCCTTTGTTTTTATGAAAAAAATCTGATTCACATAAATAATCTATGTCGTCGGCGATATTATAGTGAAAATTATCCTTGATTGCTAAAAAAGATCCATAAAAATCTATTCCGTGGTAAAAGCCGTGCGTATGAATAGCTTTACTGCTTAAAAAATAAAAAAAACTATCAATATAAGCTGCATTATTTGATCTATTTAGTTTAGAAATACAATCGTTTTTTTCTAAAGAAGGTAGAATATCGACCGTTTTTTTCTTATATTTTCCAACCAAAAATTTTATAGGATCCAACAATGGTGAAAATTTAAAAAAAGACGGAACTTTTTTTTCCTGATCATCATTTTTAATCGTACAAATGTATTTATTCTCGCCATTCTTTTGGACAAACTCCGTTATATGCCACTTGTGATTTAGATTTATACTATTGAAATTGGTTGCATTTAATGCAAAAAATTCATTGTATAATGGTACAAAATTCTGAATTTTAGAAATATCATCTAAAGTAGCTAAAGTGTGTGCATTTTTATTTTTAGTATAATTTATGGAAAACATTCAATAATATAGGTTAAACAAAAATATATTTAATTATTGCGTATTTACAACCCTTTTATATTCTTAAATCAAAGTAATGAATCTTGAATTGAAAAAATTTGATATGAAAAATATTTCATTCAAGCCAAATGAAAACAATGGTCCAGTTATTGTATTTATTGGGAGGCGTGATACGGGAAAGAGTTTTTTGGTAAGAGATCTCCTTTATTATCATCAGGATATTCCTATTGGAACCGTTATCTCTGGGACGGAATCTGGAAATGGCTTTTATGCCCACCATGTTCCAAAATTATTTATTCATGATGAATATAATACTGCCATTATTGAAAATGTATTAAAACGTCAGAAGATGGTATTGAAGCAAGTTAAAAAAGAGAAGGAAGCGTATGGTCGCTCCAACATTGATGGTAGGGCTTTTGTTATTTTGGATGATTGTCTCTGGGATAATAGTTGGGCGAGAGATAAAATGATGAGGTTATTATTTATGAATGGGCGTCATTGGAAAATAATGACAATAATTACAATGCAGTACCCTCTGGGTGTTCCGCCCAATCTGCGCACCAATATTGATTATACCTTTATTTTACGGGAACCTTATATTACAAATCGCAAGAGGATTTATGAAAATTATGCGGGTATGTTTCCTACCTTTGAGTCATTTTGCCAAGTTATGGATCAATGTACAGAAAATTATGAATGTCTCGTGATAAGTAACAATGCGCGTTCTAATAAATTAGAGGATCAAATATTTTGGTATAAAGCAGAACCACATAATGATTTTAAATTAGGTTCCAAGGAATTTTGGCAACTTTCCGAAGATATTGTTTCTGATGATGAAGATCAAGTATATGATCCCAATGCTGTGAAGAAAGGACCAAAAATTAATGTTAAAAAAAGTAAATGGTGATTATCCAAAAGGGGGGGATACCCATTTGAAACTTATCAAATGAAGAATTTGTTTCCACCATGATATCTCTGGCTCATTTTGCTGCTGCTGCTGCTGCAATAATTTATTTTTATGTGCAGTCTTGATGATCTCTTTGTGAACTCTTTTAGGATTATACATAATATACTATACCCCATACAATCATTTAAGTTCATTGCATTCTTTAATTTTTTTCGCAGTCTCCATAAATTTATGGATAAGTATCTTTCTTTGTTTCATTTTATACAATAATAACTCTTCGGGATCCTTAAATGTAGGTGTCCACCGCGCCCATACATTATCTTTATTCGCTTGTTCCCACCAGCGCGTATTGTTTTTCGAAAATGAAACCATTCCAACAAATTCTTCTTTGTAATGTATATTTACGTCGAATATTGAATTATTTGTATGCCAAAAAGATTCAGGAAAAGTACAATGTTTAAAAAAATCTTCCACATCTAAGCTCTCGTCCATTATTATATATGTATAATAATAGACTTTATATTACTTCCATTTTACAAGGTTCGCCGCCTCCAAGTCCAACCCGTTTCATGAATGCTTCTGCCGTCTCATTCTTAAAATTAAATTCACAAAAATGACTTTCGGGAAGACGATGCTGTTGACAATATCGGTTTTTACATCTGCAACCCATATCTGTTAATTTTAATTTGCGTTTGCATGTTTCAAAGGAGCATCGTTTCACAACCTTCTTTTTTTTTGTAGTTGGGGGATTATCGTGCAAAGCTTTAGACATATTGTAACTATATATTTATTTTTATCCTAAAAAATTAATCAATTTTCCGTTTTTTTATCCCGAAAAGCTTTTTGTATTGTCGTCGCTGCACTCCATTTCTTATCACGATTTTTAAATTCATCGACAGCAGTTTCGCCACCCTTAACGCGAATATTTTCGCCAGTAAACAACTCCTTACGAATATCAGCGGCACTGAGATTTTCCCCTTGTTGTCCGAGGGATGATTCTATGGTATTCATTCCCTCGATGCCCACCAATTCTCCATCCTTTGTAATATTTTGAGTTAACTTATTACCCGTTTCTTTAGCCAATTTCTTATTTTCCTCAATTGCACGCTGTTTCGTATCTTTTACCCGTCTCTCGAATTCATCCTTGGCGCGGCGATCATTATTATCTTTCTCTTTCATCAATTGGTTTAGCTCCTCCTCGAGATATTCGACGCGTCCGGTTTTGTAGGCTTCGGGTTCCCATGGCATCCACATACCCACCGGACCCACATATACATTATGGTTAGCATCTACTTCTCTGAGCATTTTTGCTCTCAATTCAGCCTCTTCTTGTGTAGAATATGTCCCCCTTATCTTCAATCCACGGGTGGAAGTTTGAAAGTCATGAGCGATATTAAATTGCTTTTCCAATCCCTCCTCTTTAGCATCCAAAAATGTTTTGTAATCATCTGAAATTGCG